GGACTCGTACCGGCCATCAGATACTGTTACACAACAGCGAAGATTTAATTTACATTACCAATGCCAGAGGTACTGCATGGATTGAGTTAACCAGCGATGGTAAAATTGATATTTTTGCGCAAGACAGCATCAGTATCAAAACTGACGAAGATTTGAATCTATACTCCGGCAGAGATATCAACATAGAAGCAAAACGTAATTTTAATGTTAAAGTGCATGAAGAAATGCATACTCATGTGCTTAAAGATCATATTTTAATTGTAGATGAAAATCAAAAAATTCATGTAAAGATGGATGTTGACAAAACATACGAACAAAAATACACACATCATGTTAAACAAGATGTAAACAAGTTATATGATACTAATTATTTGCAACATGTATTGGGCAATGTTGACAAACTGTTTGACGGTGCATACCAACACAAAGTAGGCGGCGCTTTCGACTTGAACATCGGCGGTCATAACTTTCAAACTTCTGGCGGCAATATGGAAATAGCCGCTGCCAACACCACGATCTCCGGCGGCAACATTAATCTTAACGGCCCTGCGGCATCCACAGCCGGCGAAGCGGCCGAAGCAAGCGAAGCAGTGTTACCCCAACGTTTAAAACTACATAAACTTTCTATTGAAACTGGCGAGTATGATGAAGAAAAATTACCGCCCACAATCATGCGTAGAGTAGTTACTACAGAACCATATGTTTATCATGAAAATGTAGACCCAGAAAAAGTCAAGTCAGCAGAAACTGACAGAGACATTGACGGCAGATATGAGGATACCGACGAAGAACAAACATCTGAGCAAGTTGACTTTACTGAAACCATGTTGGAACCTCCTGAGTTATGGAAAACTTATTCAACAGCCAGTGACACATTTAAAACAATTCCGCCAGCGGCACAAGAGGAGCAATAATGAGTTCAAATGCAAATTTATATAAAAAAATAACCTTGCCGGCAGCAAGCCAGCCTGACAATCTTGGAGAGAAAAAATATAAAGGGTTTAGCACAGTTAACACTAATACAGAAAACTATAATCTTTATGATTTTGAGTTAATTAAACAAGACTTGTTTAATCATTTTTACACACGACAAGGCGAACGATTAATGCAACCCGAGTTTGGAACAATTATCTGGGACTTGTTGTTTGAACCGTTAACACCTGAAATAAAAAATTTAGTTTTAGAAAACATCAATCAAATAATTAACTATGATCCACGAGTTAAAGCAGAGAATGTCATAGTAACAGCATATGACCAGGGCATACAGGTACAATGCACATTGATATTTTTGCCTTATAACATTTCGCAAACTATGCAATTAAGATTTGATCAAGCTAACGGACTACTATTGCAGTAAAATACGCAGTTAATCTTTGAAAATAAATACAATACTAGGATAAAATATGAGCTCCATTGATAGACAAAATAACTTGCTAATTACCGAAGATTGGAAAAAGATTTACCAGTCTTTTAAAAATGCTGACTTCCAAAGTTACGACTTTGAAAATCTTCGCAGGACTATGATTACCTATCTGCGTACAAATTATCCTGAAGATTTTAACGATTATATTGAGTCTAGCGAATACCTTGCCCTAGTGGATCTTATTGCTTTCTTGGGCCAAAGCATAGCTTTCCGTGTTGACTTAAATGCTCGAGAAAACTTTTTAGAACTAGCAGAACGACGTGACAGCGTGTTACGACTAGCTCGACTAATCAGCTATAACGCTAAACGTAATATTCCAGCTAAAGGTTTATTAAAATTTACCACAGTTCGTACCACAGAAACCGTGGTTGATAGTAACGGCAGAAATTTAGCTGGACAAGTTATTACATGGAACGACCCGTCTAATACTAACTGGCTAGATCAGTTTACTAAAGTTATGAACGCGGCAATGCCTGCTACCCAACAGTTTGGAAATCCATCTGCTAAGGCAGATATTTACGGAATTCCAACGAGCCAGTATAGATTTCAAGGATCCAATACAGATGCGCCCGTTTATGCTTTTTCAAAATCAATAGCAGGCAAATCTATGAATTTTGAAATTACCAGTACTACATTCAGCGGCGAAGAATTTATTTACGAAGAGGCTCCAAAAGTAGGAAATAGTCCTGCTTGCATTTATAGAGATGACGGTAAAGGAGCCGCTAGTATTAACACTGGATTCTTTTTTAATTTTACGCAAGGCACTTTAAATGCTGGAGCATTTACTGTTAGTCAGCCTAGTACAAATGAAAGTATAGACATTGCAACACAAAACATTAATAACACAGATGTCTGGCTTTATAGATTAAATCAGGCAGGAGAAGAAACAGAACTCTGGACTAAAATTCCAGAACTAACTGGAAACAACGTCATTTATAATAGTCTTAATAAAAGCATAAAAAACATATATGCTGTTGTTACTAGAACCGGAGATGCTGTTAGTTTAGCATTTAGTGATGGTACGTTTGGAACCTTGCCACTAGGAGATTTTAGAACGTATTATCGCATCAGTAACGGTCTTTCTTATATTATAAATCCCGCTGATATCAGAAACATTTCTATATCAATTCCTTATACGTCTCGTAAAGGGCAATCAGAAACTCTAACAGTTACATTAAGTTTAGTAAGCACAGTATCTAACGCTGAAGCTAGTGAAACTAATGCATACATTAAAGCAAATGCATCGGCAACGTACTATACACAAAACAGAATGATAACAGCAGAAGACTATAACATTAGCCCGTTATCAGTCAACCAACAAGTTACTAAAATTAAAGCGGTTAATCGAACATCCAGCGGAATTAGTAGATATTTTGACCTTAAAGACCCAACTGGAAAATATAGCAGTACTAACTTATTTGGTAACGATGGTATTATATTTCAAGAATCTTATACATTACCTATTAAATTTAAGTATACCACCAAGGTAGATATTGAGGGTATAATTTATAATCAAATTATTGATATAATTAAAAATGCAGATTTAAGAAATTTTTATTATTCAAATTTTATTAACTTTTTATCTACAAGTTTAAACATTGTATGGTATAATAAAACCTCTGACACAACTTCTAGCACCGGCTATGTTGGCGAATTAACCGACGCTAGCCCTTATCCAGTAGGTTCTTTTACAGCAACCGATTTAAAATATTTAACAGCTAATTCTTTAGTAAAATTTACTGCTCCAACTGGTTACTATTTTGACCTTAATAATTTAAATGCATTAAAATTGGGAGATGCTACATTATCAGGTCGATCAAGTTATGTATGGGCGCAAGTTATATCTGTTAATGCAAACGGAACAGCCGCAGGCACAGGAACACTTTCTAGCGGACTTGGCCCTATTACGTTGAATCAAGTTATTCCGTCAACAGCACAAATAACCCAGATCATTCCTAAATTATCTTTGTCGATATCTAGCACTGTAATTACAACAATGATAGATTTAATCTATAGTAACAGGCCTTTTGGGTTGCGTTACGATGCAACTGATCAAAGCTGGAAAATAATCTTTGAAAATAATTTAAATTCAACATCTGGTTTCAGTTTGTCTAATCAAGGAAGCATATCTAATCTAAAAAACGATGCTAGTTGGATATTATTGTTTACTACCGATAATGATTTTTATACAATTACAACTAGATTGTTACGATACGTATTTGAAAGCGACGACGAAATAAGATTTTTCTTCGAAGATAACTCACCAGTTTATGACAGCACATCTAATTCAGTTGTAAAAGATTTAATTAATATATTAAGCATAAACACAAAACCGGGATTAACTGGTAAGCCATTCACTCAGGATTTAAAGTGGGATGTGGTATCTTCCTTTAATGGATTAGACGGGTATATTGACAATAAAAAAATAGTAGTATCATTTCAGGATTCGGATAATAATGCTATAGTCGATAACCCTCAATTATTTCTTGATATTGTTGATTACCAAAATATTCAAAATTCTTTTATAGTACAAGAAAAATACGCTATCTCTGCTGGCCAGAATGATTATCGTTATAGAAATAATTCTGATAATAAAGTAAGATTTTTTGCAACTCAAAGCAGTATTGGATCTTTGTCTCAATATACAGACGGACAATATTTTTATTTTGCAGATACTGGAGTAGTTAAACAATTAAATTTAACAAAATCTTTGCTAGTGCCAACATTGGATTACAAAGTATATGTTGGTAGAGATAATTTAAAATTTCAATATATTCACAGAGCTGATTACGAATCTAGAATAGATCCAGGTGCAAGTAATATCATGGACATTTACGTATTGACTAAAAGCTATGATACATTGTTCCGTCAGTGGCTAGATGGTTCTACTACTGTTAAACCATTACCACCAAGCTCAGCAGAATTATACAACTTAATCGCTCCAAAATTAAATTTAATTAAATCAATAAGCGACGAGATTGTCTACCATCCGGTTACATATAAATTATTATTTGGCGCAACGTCAACAATTGATTTACAAGCTAGCTTTAAAGTAACTAAAAGTTTAAATTCTGTAGTTTCGGATAACGATATTAAATCTCGAGTAATAACTGCAATTAATCAATTCTTTACATTAGATAATTGGAATTTTGGAGATATATTTTATTTTACAGAATTATCAACTTATGTAATGACTCAACTTGCGCCTGATATTACTAATTTTATTATTGTGCCAAGACAAGACGGATCGTATTTTGGCAGCTTATTTGAAATAAAATGCCCAAGCGATCAAATTTTTATTAGCAGTGCAACCGTCAACGACATCGAAATAATTACTGGCATAACCTCTGGCAATATCAAGTCAGTTACCGGGCAAGCACTTAGCTCAGTATCATCGCAAAATACAACTAGTTCAACATATGGAAATATCTAATGACTGATTTTACAAATCCATCAGGATCTAAAGGACTTAGCGTAAATTTAATACCTAACTTTTTTAAAACAGATGCTAATAAAAGATTTTTACAAGCAACCGTAGACCAGCTTGTCGCTCCAGGGACTGTTAAAAAAGTTAACGGATTTGTGGGCAGGCCTTATTCAAAATCAACTTCCGGCAACGACTTGTTCGTCGAAGCCCCAACCGCAATTCGTCAAAATTATCAACTAGAGCCGGCATTAACAGTTCAAGATACATTAGGTAACAATACTTTTTTTAAAGACTATATCGATTATATAAATCAATTAAGTGTGTTCGGTGCCGACGTATCTAATCATGCTAGACTTAATAAGCAAGAATTTTATTCTTGGAACCCACACATTAATTGGGATAAATTTGTAAACTTCCAAAATTATTACTGGTTATCTTACGGCCCTGACACTATTAAAATATTTGGACAGCAACTAACAGCACAAAGTTCTTATAAGATTGCTTTGGAATATCAAGGACAAAACAATCAATACGTTTTCACACCAGATGGTCTAACACCAAACCCTGCAATTAAATTGTATAGGGGACAAACTTATAAATTTATTGTATCTAGTCCGAGCAATCCAATTAGTATAAAAACTGTAAGATCGTTGGGCATTGCTGATAGGTATGTAATACCAGGTATTGATGCCTACGGTGTTGAAACTGGTGTAATAACTATAACCGTTCCTGTAAATTCTCCGAATATTTTATATTATCAAAGTGAGACTGACATAAATTTAGGCGGCGTCTTTGAAATATATAACATAGATGAAAATTCGTTTATTAATGTTGAATCAGAAATTTCAGGTAAAGTGAACTATACATTGAGTGATGGCACCAAATTGTCAAACGGCATGAAAGTATCTTTTGGTGGCCAGGTTTCTCCTATAGAATATGCAACAGGCGAGTATTATGTTGAAGGAGTAGGTACAGCCATACGATTGATTGAAAAATCAATCTTAGAAATATCTACAACTTATACGCAGTCAGAAACTTTATTATTTGATTCAAATCCTTTTGACGTAGATGCGTTCAGCGATTCTACCGGCTTTGCAAAAACATTAGATTACATGGTTATTAACCGAGCAAGCCGTGATCATAACCCGTGGTCTCGATATAATCGTTGGTTCCATAAAGATGTAATAAATGCCAGTGCAGTATTTAATAAGACAACTGCTTCGTTAGATCAAAGTCTTAGAGCAGTTCGGCCTATTATTGAATTTGACACAGACTTAAAATTATTTAATTTTGGTACTGATGCAATTTTTGACATTGACTTAGTTGATTCTTTTACTACGGATGCATTTTCAACTATTGAAGGTAGTTTAGGATATAGCGTTGACGGTATTAGTTTATCTGAAGGACAAAAAATATTATTTGTATCAGATACAGATAGATTAGTTAAAAATAAAATTTTTAAAGTAGAATTTATAGACGTTAGGCATTTATCATCTAATTCACGACAAATACATCTAGTTGAATTACACTCCCCGTCTGAAAATGAAGTAGTACTAGTAAAACAAGGAATTTCCAATCAGGGTTTAATGTATTGGTTTAACGGCGATACGTGGACATTAACTCAGCAAAAAACTAACACTAATCAGTTTCCTTTATTTGATGTAGTTGATGCAGACGGTATTAGTTTTAGCGATACTAGTAAGTACGATGGAACTACTTTTAAAGGAACACATTTATTTTCTTATAGAGTTAATCCAACTGGTGTAGTTGACACCAATCTTGGATTTGCGCTATCTTATAAGAATATAGAAAATATAGGTGATATTGTTTTCGATTTTAACTTTGATACTGACATATTTTCTTATAGAGAATCTATTAATATTATAGACGTTCCAGTTAAAACTGGTTACTTGCTTACAAAAGATTATGCAGGAACAACAGTTTATCAAAATGCCTGGGAAACTTGCGCCACAGGGCGCCATGCCCACAGTGCGATACGAATTTATAAAAATTCAAATCAAACAAACAATTTTAAATTGGACATCTTTGACGATGTAACTAACCTAAGCGATTTAATAGTACATGTATATATTAACAGTAAAAGAGTTGCACCTGATCATTGGACATTAGTAGATGCTCCTGACTATAAAATTGTCAAGCTCAAATCTGATATATTAGAAACTGACGTAATAACATTAAAGGCTCATGCATCTCAACCAATAAACACTAATGGCTTTTATGAAATTCCATTAAACTTGCAACATAATCCTTTGAATAGTGGATTAACAACATTGACACTGGGTGAAGTCATTGATCATGTGGACAGTATTGTTGACGGTATCTATATAGCTGAAGCTGATAAAATAGAAGAAACTAATTTTGATGTAAAGACAGATTTTACAAAAACCCTTACCTTTATTGGAACTTTTCCCGGCGCAAGTAACTTACGAGACCTGGGTAACATAACTCAGTACGGTACTAAATTTGTACAACATAGTAGTCCTGCAAGTATTTCGTTATATCACATTACCACAGAAACTAATAATGTAATTCGAGCAATACAAGAAAGTAGAGACAAGTATATTCAATTTAAAAAGAATTTTCTAGCAGTTGCATTAAATTTAGGAATTGAAACAACGCCGCCTAAACAAGTTGATTTAATTTTAGAACAAATTAATAAAGACAAATCTAAAACAGATCCGTATTATTTTAGTGATATGGTTCCTTACCGCGCTGGCATAAAAACAGATATCACAGTTGTTGATCCTCGAATAAAAACGTACCCATTAAAAACAACATTTACATTAAACAAATTATCTAATCAAGCTGTTATTGTTTATGTTAACAATTCACAATTAATTTATCAAACAGATTATTATTTTAATGAACAGGGTTTTATTGTTATCAATTATACACTAGTTGAAAATGACGTTATATCTATTACTGAGTATGCTAGTACGGACGGATCGTTTATTCCGGAGACTCCGACTAAATTAGGCATGTGGCCAAAATACAAACCAATGCTTTATTTGGATACCACATTAGTGACTCCTCGCTGGATGATCCAAGGACATGATGGAAGTCATGTGCTTGCATACGGGACATACGGCACCAACGGCGTTGCCGATTATCGAGATGCAATCATCTTGGAATTAGAAAAACGAATTTTTAATAATATCAAAGTAGAATACAATACAGAAATTTTTGATATTGCAGAACTATTACCTAGCTATAATAGACCTGGTGATTATTCTAGAAAAGAATTTAATCAAGTATTGGCTCCTTCTTTCTATCAATGGTCTGCATTAGTTGATAGAGATTTTACAAAACCGTTGAGTTTTGATAGGAATAATCCTTTTACTTTTAAATACAGTTCATTTAGTACTCCTGACGGACAAGAGACTCCGGGATATTGGCGCGGAATTTATCAATGGATTTATGATACAGACCGTCCACATATTTGTCCTTGGGAAATGTTAGGGTTCAGTATTGAACCAGCTTGGTGGCAAACCCTGTATGGTCCTGCACCGTACACCAGCGATAACCTTGTGATGTGGAAAGACATATCAGAAGGCTTTGTACGCAATCCGGCTGTTCCAGCAGTGCAATTAAAAAAATATATTAAACCTTTTTTATTAAAACACTTACCAGTAGACTCAGTGGGTAATTTAGTTAATCCGTTAGTATCTGGATTCATTAAAGGAACAATAACTGCTCACTCTCAAACAGATTTTGTATTTGGTGACGGCAGTCCGGTTGAAACTGCTTGGAAGAGAAGTAGTCACTATGCATTTAGTGCAATATTAACTGCACTTTTATTAAAACCTTCTGATACTTTTGGAAAATTATTAGATAGATCTAGAATAATACGGAATCGTTGTGGACAACTAGTTTATAACGAAACTGGATTGCGAATTAAATCTGAAGATATCAAATTACCAAGCATTTATTCTAGCACCAGTCGTGTTCAGACATCGGGAATTATTAACTATATTATAAATTATATTCTAAGTGATAATTTAAAATCATATGAGACTTACACTTATGATTTAACTTATATTAATACACGATTGAGTCATCGAGTTGGAGCATTCACATCAAAAGAAAAATTTAAATTATTGTTAGACTCTAAATCTCCACTATCAACTAGCAGTGTATTTGTACCTCCAGAGGATTATACGGTAATCCTAAATTCGTCTTCCCCTATAAAAAAATTAACCTATAGCGGAGTAATTGTCAGCAAATTATCTGATGGGTACGAGATCAAGGGCTATAGTAGAAGTACTCCTTATTTTAAATACTACCAATACCAGCAGTCTGGCATTACTATAAACATAGGTGGAATATCTGAGAATTTTGTCACGTGGACGGCCAACGAGCAATTTGGCGCTGGCCAAGTTGTCAAGTATAATAATCAATACTTTAGGTCAACAGTAACACACACAACTTCAAATTCTTTCAACGACTCTTACTACGAAGCACTACCGCGTTTACCAATCATAGGCGGCAGAGATGCGGTGATACGAAAGTCGTGGGATAAGTCTATTATTAATACTAGTCCGTATGGTACAAAATTTGAAAAGATACAAGAAGTTGTTGATTTCTTATTAGGATACGGCGAGTGGTTAAAAGACGAAGGGTTTATATTTGACGAGTTTAATCCAATATTAAATGCAGTTACTAACTGGGAAACTAGTGCCAAAGAATTTTTATTCTGGACAACACAAAATTGGAGCAACGGCCAGGAAAAATGGGCAGAGTGGACACCGGGTATGCGTATGACGTTCGGTGACATAGTTAGATATAATGGCGACTATTTCAAAGCTAATACAAATTCAACTTCTTCAGTATTTTTAGAAACTGATTTTACAAAATTAGATGGACTTGGTAGTACAGGTGGATCGGCAATAAGTCTAAGTCCATCTGCCGCAAAGCTCACATTTAAAACAGAATTAAGTGTAATTGATGATATTCGTAATCCGTTTAACGGGTATGAAATTTTTAAAGTTGACGGGACACCACTTGAACCAACTTTTATTAATTCTTATAGAGAAGACAATGCCGTTAGTTATAGTCCTCGAAGTGAAGACGGCATATACGGCGCAACATTTTATTTAATACAACAAGAACATGTTGTCTTGTTAAACAACACTACCATATTTAATGATACAATTTTTAAACCAGAAACTGGTTATAAACAAGATAGAATTAAAGTTTCAGGATACGTTAGCACCAATTGGTACGGTGGACTAGACATTCCTGGATTTATTCTTGATGTTGCCGAGATACAGAATTGGACACCTTGGGAAGATTACGACCTTGGTGATATTGTAAAATATAAACAATTTTATTATACTGCAAGTAGATTTTTACCAGGCGCGGTTGCCTTTGTTAACGAAGACTGGATATTGTTAGATAAGAAACCAGTAACACAACTATTGCCAAACTGGACATACAAGGCAGAACAATTCACAGACTTTTATAGTTTAGATAGCGATAACTTCGACACTGCGCAACAACAATTAGCCCAACATTTAATTGGCTATCAAAAGAGACAATATCTAAGTAACATTATTAAAGATGATGTAAGCGAATTTAAATTCTATCAAGGAATGATTCGCGAAAAAGGAACACAAAACAGTTTAAACAAATTATTTGATGTGAAATCTGCCATTGGCGAAGAAAGTTTAACATTTTACGAAGAGTGGGCAATTAGAACAGGTCAGTACGGAGCAAGCGAAGCGTTTGAGTCAATTGAATTTATCTTAGACGAATCTAAGATTAGAAGTAATCCCCAGGGATTTTATCTATCAGAAAATCTTGATGACCCGAACGACTTCATAATTACGTATAATTCAAATCAGGTATATTTAAAACCAGTTGGATATAAATCTAACCCTTGGCCTGTTTTGCAAAATTATCGTCCTTATTTAAGAAGCGCAGGCTATTTTAGATCTGATGAAGTATACACAACTATAAAATCTCTAAACGATGTTTTATTAGCAGATCCGTCAACATTCCAACCAAACATATCTATAGCAGTTACCTTCGAAGGTACTGGCTGGAATGTTTACAAATATATCAATGCCAGCGTCAATGTTACTGCTGTGGATTATAGCAGTAGTGCAAAAACTTTAACAATTACACTGAGCGAGTTAGTAGATTTTACCGCTGGATCGTATATAGGTATAGATCAGGTTGATTTAATAAAAGGATTTTATAAAATTATTTCAGTATCACTGAATACATTTACGGTTTCCGCAACAATTGCAAGCTGGGCGCCGCCTTTCACGCAATCTCAAAAAATAGTAATTTTTAAATTTGTTAGCCAACGATCTACGTCAATGGACTTAGTTGATAATCTAACACGACCGACTTTAATCCCAGGTGATAAATTATGGATTGATTCTGATAGTAATAATAACTGGTCCGTATGGGAATATTCTCCTATATACAGTAGAAACCTTATTCCAAATTCTTCGCCCGTTGACGGCGCAAATTACGGAAAGATTATTTCTTCTACAAAATTGGGAAAAATCATTGCAATTGGTTCTAATTCAGGTGACATAGAAATATGGGATAAATCTGGATACAATTCTCCGTGGATACAACGACAGCTTGTTACTAAGCCGTTTGTCAGTTATTTGTCTAACGAATCTAAATTAGGAACCGTTGTTGCATTATCGTTTGACGGAAAATGGTTAGCTACTGGCAGTCCGTTGGCAAGTAACGCATATACAAAATTAAAAGGTGAGTTTAATACTAATACGTCGTATGTTACAGACGATATTGTATACCTAAGTAACAGTAGTATATACACTGGATTTTATCAAGCATTACAAAATAACACCAATAGCACAATGCCAAGACCAGACGGTGTTGCAGGATTAATACCAAATGTAATATCTTGGAAAAAAATAAAATATGTTCCAACATTGTTAAGTGGAACTAGTAGTGGATTAGCAGAACAAGGAGTTGTCAGTTTATATAGTAAGGATGCTAACAATATTTTTACACTAGTAGATACAATTGTAAGCCCGTTCCCAACTGCTAATGAAAAATTTGGATCGCAGTTAGCATTTGCTAATGACATACTGTACATCTCAGCTATTGGTTATAATAATAACGCTGGCCGAGTTTATAAATTTGAACATTCAGAAGATGTCCAAGCAACTACGTATTATAATCCTGTTGGTAGTTCAAATACTACGTTAACGGTTACTTCTACGGTAGGAGTGTTACCCGGCATGTTAATTACCGGCGTCGGATTCAGCTCCGGCCAACTAGTAACGGCTGTAATTGATTCAAAAACATTAACAATTTCACAAAGACCAGATATAACACCGACAGGGTTAATTGAGTTTTCAACAGTGGGCTGGGGATTTAATTTGTCAGCAACGTTATCTGGAGATGTTACAGATCGACACTTTGGATCAGGAATAGTAACAACAGATGACGACAGCACGTTAGTAGTTACTGCCAACAATAATTCGTTATCCGGTCAAGTTAAAATTTATAAATTAGGGGTGTTATCTCAAACTCTAACGGGTACTAATTTAAATTTTGGAAAGAGTGTTGATATTTCCGATACCGCAGACTATTTGGTAATTTCTGACAGTTTAGCAGACAATGAAAAACAAGATTCAGGAACGGTAACTATTTACAAATTTATAGCATCTGCATTTGTACCATATCAGACATTGAAAAATCACAATCCAGAAAATTCAGGATATTTTGGAAGCAAGGTTGCATTTATTGATGATTACAAAACTATTGTTGTTTATAGTTCTGATCAAGACACTGTTCTAAAAACTATCTTCGACGAAAATCAAACAATTTTTGATAAAGATTCTACTAACATATCACAGCTAGCCGCTGAATCTGGCCGAGTTGATGTATATGATATGTATGACACAAAATGGATTTATAGCGAAACTTTAGAAAATTTACAAACATCCGGCTCAGGTTTTGGTCAAGGCATAGCAACTGGCAATAATCATATTATTGTAACAGCGCCGTTTGAATCCGATCAAAATTTACAATCTGGCATAGTAATTGATTACGAGAAAAAAGAAAATACATTTAGCTGGAATATTAAACATCAGCAAATAACTGTACCAGATCCTTCCAAAGTTAAATCTGCATTTTTATACAACAAAGCTACTGGCGAATTGGTAAAATATGTAGATGTGATCGATTTGGCACAAGGTAAGATTGCAGGCCCTGCTAGAGAAGAAATTAAATTTTCATGTTATTATGATCCTGCCATCTATTCAGTTAGCAATGCTAACAATGATGTAACAGTTGACGCCGCGGCACCATGGGGCAAAGAACAAGTTGGTTACATTTGGTGGGATTTAAGAACTACAAAATTAATTGACGCATATGACGATTCTGTAGTCTATAGAAATAGCGTATGGAATTCGTTAGCAGTTGGTGCAACAGTAGACTTGTATGAATGGGTTGAAAGTACAGTATTACCAGCAGCCTGGGACCTACAGGCTGACACAGAAGCCGGAATAGCAAGTGGTATCAGCGGCACAAGTTTATATGGAAATAATGTCTATTCTATAAAAGAAAGATTTGATACCGGAACTCAAACAAAGAAATACATTTACTATTACTGGGTAAAAAATAAAAAAACTATTCCTAACGTACCTAGCAGAAATTTATCAGCTAGCGATGTTGCAAGTTTAATTGAGAATCCACGAGGATCGGCTTACACATATCTTGCATTAACTGGACCAAACTCATTTAGTTTAGTAAATGCCGTCAACTATTTGCAAGATGCTAACGTAGTATTGTCTGTAGAATATTGGACGGTAGATTCTCCATCCCAGAATATACACAGCCAATGGAAAATTATTAATAGCGATTCTGCCACGGTAATACCTTCTCATCTTGAACAAAAATGGTTTGATAGTTTATGCGGCAAAGATGCAATGGGAAGGGATGTTCCAGATTTAACGTTAGCAGAAAAACTTCGTTACGGTATAGAAAATAGACCTAGACAAAGTATGTTTATTAATCGCTTTGAAGCATTAAAACAATTAATCGAAGAAGCCAATACTGTGTTATTAGCAAATCCAGTTGTTGACAGTCGAAATATTTCAAACATCGATGTAAAAGAATCAGCACCTAATTTAGTATCTGGGTTGTACGATACTACCCAAGAAACATCAGAAGAATTACGATTTGTAAACGTTGGGGCTTTTAGAAGACCTATATTTGGCAGTTGTACTATTGTCGATGGCAAAATAACAGATATTGATATTTCTTATGCAGGCCGCGGATATTTAGTTGCACCTTACATCTCGATATCAGGCAGCGGTGAAGGAGCAATAGTTAAAGCTATATTAAGCAGTAACGGCACAGGACAAATTATTGGAGTAACTATTGTAAACTCGGGCGAAGGATATGACGACAATACTGTTGCTACAGTTCGAGACTATTCTGTGTTGGTAGCAAGTGATTCTGGAGCTCAGGGTGTTTGGAGTATATACTCATATGATCCAGTGGGAAAATTGTGGTCCCGCATTAAATCTCAATCATACGATGTAACTATATATTGGAATAAAACTGATTGGTTTGCGACTGGATACAGTCAGTTTACTGCAATTGATCATGCAGTAGACATGGTTTCAGATTTACAAACACTAGCCGATTCCGTTGGCCAAATTATTAAAATTCGCACAACTACTACAGGGTGGTCGTTATTAGAAAAAATATCCAATGTAGCATCGTTTGACTACACACAAATGTACAAAGTAGTTGGCTTAGAAAACGGAACAATACAGCTAAATTCTGCATTATATACATCTTCAACTGTTAGTACTGGATACGACGGAACAACTTATGACGGAATAGCATTTGATAATAATCCTAATTTAGAACTTAGAATTATCTTAGAATCTTTGAAAAACGATATTTTTATTGATGATTTAAAAATAAATTATTTAAATTTGTTTTTCACTACTGTAAGATACGCATTGAGTGAACAAGTTTACTTAGATTGGATATTTAAAACAAGTTTTATTAAAGCAAGACACAATGTCGGACAGTTATCAACACCGGTAACTTATAATAATGACAACTTGTCAAATTTTCAAGATTATATAAACGAAGTCAAACCATTTAAAACTAAAATTCGAGAATATGTTAGTAGTTATCAGTTAGTGGATCCGACTTCTACTATGGTTTCAGATTTCGACTTGCCTCCAATATATAGAAATAATGCAATAACAACAATAGCTACCAATGCGAATAGAGGTACCATAACAGCAGATGATGCTACCATTAGACAATATCCTTGGAAAAACTGGTTAGATAACGTTGGGTTTATTGTAACAGATATAAAAATTATTAATGGCGGATCCGGTTATGTCGGAGAACCAATTGTAAAAATTACAAACGATTCTGGAAGCGGCGCAACGGCCCGAGCATTTTTTACAAACGGTATTATTAATAGAATTATTTTACTTACACATGGTTCTGGATATTTGTCAGCACCTACAGTATCAATAATAGGCGGATTATCGTCAACCGGCGTTGCGGCACGTGCCGTAGCAATTATTGGGAATAGTGTATCGTCTTCGGAATTCCACGGTGTTATTAGATCGAGCTTAATTAAAATAAAATTTGATAGAATAACAAGTTCTTATTTCTTTGTTGATTTAGAAGAAACTGAATTTATTAATACTACTGGAAATTTACAATATAAACTAACGTATGCTCCGGATATCACTATTGGATCATCAACGCTTACAATTAACGATATTCCAGTATTACGAGAAAATTATACATTATCAACAGTTACAACAAAAACTGACTACACTAAGTATTCGGGATTATTGACATTCAAACCGGGAACTCAGCCTGTTACTGGCCAAGTTATTAAAATTGTTTATCTAAAGAATCAGTCGTTATTAAACGCTGCCGATAGAATACATCATTATTATAATCCGCAAGCTGGCGATATTGGTAATGATTTATCGCAATTGATGACTGGAGTAGATTACGGTGGAGTAATAGTACAAGGTCTTGGATTTGATGTTAGTTCGGGTTGGGGAACAACACCGTGGTTTACAGATAAATGGGACAGTTTTGATCCACTGTTTGACGACTACATACTAACCGTCGCGGCTAATACACGTTCTTTTATGTTACCTTATATTCCTACACCAGGAACTAAAATTAACACATATTACGTAGGTTTAAATTTAACTACAATACCTGTGGTAACTGATGTATTAACTTATTCATATACTTTTATTGGAACAAATCCTACCGCATCTCTAGTAAGAAGTGTAGCGGCTGGCGGCACGTCAACAAATTATATTCCAGTAGGAACATATGATCCAACTTCAGTTGTGGTAAAAGTAGCGAGTGTTACTGGAATATTACCAGGAATGTCTATATTAGGCACAGGGTTTACTTCAAAACAAACCGTATTATTAATTAATTCCACGTCCGATACCGTTACATTAACTGCTCCACCGAACGTACAGCCTAACGGTACTTTATATTTTACAAAGAGTATAGCGGGATCTGCAACGTTATCGTTAAGCAGTACAGTTGGATTAAGAGTCGGCGACAAGGTAACTACATCTTCTGCATCTTCTTTTGGGGTTGACACTGTAATTAAAACAATTTTAAATAGTACAGAAATTCTTTTAAACCAAATAATATATGTTACGGTTCCAACAGCGGCAACAATTGTCTTTACTAGAGCATTAAACAAATACACTGACATAGTGATTTCTAACGGATTTGTAAACTTAACAAATTCCTTAACTTCTGGAAGTGTTATTAATATTACTAGCACGTTGCCTAGTATTAAATTAGACGACGAAAATTTTGGAACGCCCCAACAAACTAACGCCAATGCAGTTATATCTACATTTATTGGAAATGGAAATTTAAATACTGTAACAATTCCAAATACGTTTGTAGTATCCGACGGCGATAAATTTATACTTCGAAAGAGCACAAGCGACGGTTCCCTTATTCCTCAAGATACAGACTACGACACTACATTAAGTGGTGGAGCATTTGACGGTAATTATACCAGTGGCACATTTACTAGTGCAACTGGATATGCCGCTGATGATATCATACTAGATGGAGACGGATTTGTAACACCAACTAGTAGTCCTGCTCCTGAAGAAGTGATTCCTGGACAAGTAGTTGATACAGTTGCTATTAAAGTATATGACCAACCAAATTCAGGAGCAGCCAACATTAAAGTTGATAATTTTATTGGAAATTCGTCAACGACAACATTTAAAATGTCCCAAACGCCAAATAGTGCAGAATCAGTTATTATTAAAAAATCTAATGTTATCTTAAATTCAGATCAATATACTGTTGACTATAGAGCTAGGGAAATAACGTTATTAACACCGCCAACAACAGGTGAAATAATAAGCATTTATAATATAGGGTTTAACGGTAATAATATTTTAGATATTGATTATTTTGTTGGTGATGGTACAACCACAGAATTTATTACTAAAGCACCGTGGTTGTCAGCAGTTACTAATATTGTGTATGTAGACGGTGTTGTTGCAACTCCAGTATTATTCCGAACAGATGCAACGTATGAAACTGCCAACCGTGTTGCTTTACGATTTGCAACAGCACCTGCTACTAATGCATTAATACATTATGTTATTGTTTCGGGTAATCAACAAACATTTGCAATAACTAAAAAAGAAAGAATTGTTACTACAGGAATGTACACTTATGCATTAGCTTTTCCAGTAGGAAACAATTTGCCTGCCGAAGCAAATATGATTGTTAGGGTAAATCAAACTATTCTACCTTCTCCTATTAGTAGTTATTTTACTATAAAAAATAACAAGTTGTCTTACAAAATTGATGAAACAAAAATTGTTCCCTACTCTACTCCAATTACAAACATTTTAGTTATTATTGGAACAACTGTATTAAAATTAGGAACTGATTATACTGTTGATCCAGGCGGATTAACTATAAAAATAAACAAAATAACTTATGCAACTTATGTTAACAAAACACTAGTGGTAACAGTAAACAGCTCTCAGGGATATGTGTATAATCCAACCAATAATAGCATTGTATTTTCACAAGCGTATACAAGTAGTGATGTAGTCGAAGTTATAAGTTCTTATAATCACGACATATTGGATGTACAAAGAACTGCAATCACAATTAGTACAAACTTATCAATAACGCAAAATTCAGCAGAGTTTTATACTTATAAAGAAGCCTTATCTGGATTAATTGCGCTTGATAGAACTGTAATTTCTGATGAATATGTATGGGTTGTAAAGAATAGCACGTTACTAGTACCGTCGGTAGATTACAAATTGAATAACAATAAACAAAGTATTCAACTTGCAACTAAACCTGCTATTAGTGATGTATTCAGTTTAATTACATTTGGCAACAATGTTCTAGGTTCAACTATATCTTATATGCAATTTAAAGACATGTTGAATCGAGTACATTACAAGAGATTAAGTAAAAATAAACAAACTCAACTATTACAACCTTTGGCATTCAACGACACTACAATTGTTGTTGAGAATGCTAGCAATTTTGACATTCCAAATGCTGCCATAAATCGTCCAGGTATAGTTGAGATTAGAGGTGAACGTATTGAGTTTTTTGGACTTACTGGTAATGTTCTAAGCAAACTGCGCCGAGGTACATTAGGAACTGGCGTACCACTACAACATAATGCTGGAACTTTAGTACAAGATATAGGCCCTTCTGAAACACTACCTTATACTGAATCTTCTGTAATACAGCAAGTAGAGTCAGACGGATCGTCTGTTATTAATTTAAATTTTATTCCTACTAAAGTTGTAGAAACGGCAGTTAACTTTACAATAGGTCGTCAATACAAAATTGTTACTTTAGGCACAACTGATTGGAATACAGTTGCTAACACGACTGGAGTGTTGTATGCAGTTGATAGTATTGTAACAATAGCCAAATTAGCAACTGGAACGGGTACTGCAATAGCTACAACTTATGGCCAGTGTGATGAGATAGAAGTGTTTATTGGCGGCTACAACATTGATACTGTTTGGACTTCTGCCATACCTTATACAGTTGGCACACTAGTTATTTCAGGAAGTTACACATATCAAGCAACAGTTTCGCATACTAGTAAGACAACTTTTAAACAAGACTATGATTTAGGATATTGGAAGTTATTTGTTGGTAATACTCGATTAAAGAAAATTCCCTACAAGGTGCACCACGAATTACAAAGTTCAGTAGCATCGTTAAATCCTACTAATCTTGACCAATTAATGGCAGCTGAGTTTACTGTAGACGGTGTTTCGACAGCTGTCAGGTTAACTACGCCTGTTGATGTAGGCGTTAAAGTAACTGTTGTTAAGAGAATGGGCACAGATTGGGATAGTACGTTAAATATACAATACGATACCGGCGCCATAACTGAATTTTTAAAAGCAACCCCAGGAATTTGGTACAATAGTAATAATATATCAACTATCTACACTGGAACTTTTGATAATAGAGCTACAGGATTTTTTGATAGTGATGAAAATACATGGGAATAAAGGAAAAATAATAAAATGTCTCAGCAAATAATTAATACAAATAAAGGCACCGCAGATAGTTTAAAAACTGGTGCAACAAAAATTAACAGTAATTTTACTGAATTGTATACAATATTGGCAAATAATCCAATAGCGATTCCATCAGTGGCAAATAACAGTGGAAAATATTTAACAACAAACGGCGTTACTGTTAGTTGGCAACCATTTACTCCTCCCAACCTTGCTACAGTAGCAACAAGTGGAAGTTATACCGACTTGACTAACAAGCCAACTATACCAGCCGCGTATTCTTCAACTAGCATCAATGCACTAAGCGATGTTAACACTGCAACTAACGTACCGACAAATGGACAACCACTAGTATGGAATTCTGTAAGTTCGAATTGGATACCGGGTTCTGTTATTTTGGATAGTTTGAGCACATTATCAGATGTAACTATAACTTCGCCAAGCCCAGGCCAAGTATTAAAATACAATGGTGTTGCATGGATTAATGATGCAGATTCAACATCCGGCGGCGCCGGTGTCGGTACAGTTACTAATGTGAGTGTTATATCGTTAAATGGATTTGCCGGCACTGTAGCCACATCTAGTTCAACTCCTGCAATCACAATAACAACCAGCATCACTGGTATGTTAAAAGGCAACGGTACTGCAATATCAGCCGCAACTAGTGGAACTGATTATGCTCCGGGTACTGGCGCATTGACAACTGGTATTATAAAAAGTACAACTACAACTGGTGCATTAACAATTGCAGTTGCCGGTACTGACTATCAATCACCTATTGGCACAATTACAGGATTAGTTAAAGGCAATGGAGCAAATGCTCTTACTGCCGCAGTTGCTGGTACTGACTACCAATTACCTATTGGAACAATTACGGGATTAGTTAAAGGCAATGGAGCAAATGCTCTTACTGCCGCAGTTGCAGGAACGGATTATCAAGCACCAGTAAGTGCTACTGGTATATTAAAAAGCAGTGGAGTGAGTGGTAACGTAAGTGCCGCAATAGCCGGAACTGATTATCAGTCAGCACAAAGTGTCACTGGCATTGTAAAATCAAGTGGAACAACTCGTTCTGCCGCAGTTGCAGGAACTGATTATGCTCCGGGTACTGGCGCATTGACAACTGGTATTATAAAAAGTACAACTACAACTGGTGCATTAACAATTGCAGTTGCCGGTACTGACTATCAATCACCTATTGGCACTATTACGGGATTAGTTAAAGGTAACGGAGCAAATACTCTTACTGCCGC